AACATTAAACTTCTTATCATTTGTTATTTCAAAGTCAAAACCAGATATGACATTAGAAAGATTACTTATAGCCTCTCCAACCTTGTAATCTTCATACTCTCTATCCCTATTCATTGTAGATTGTATATTCCCCATTGTAATACCCATATCTCCATGACCTGAACTGTCATTTTGAGTATGGTCAATTAAGCTCCATGCAATCATTCCAGCGTCTATTTGGTCGTATCTAATGAAAGCCGGTGTTCTTCTATGAAGTAGTTGTTCAAACCAATCATAACAGATTATTTCAGCCCAATCATTCCCATCAGAGGTTAGAACTCCATTTCTTACCACTTGCTCACCAGCCCACACCAAAGTTCCTAGATAACTCTGATTTACTCTTCTGTATATTTCTACACTAAATCTTCTTAATGCTACTAGAGAACGTATAGCAGGGTCTGAAACTGGCACTTCAAAACTACACTCACCATAGTTGTTAAGCCTTTTGCTAAACTTCAGATTTCTGAATACTGGAAACTCTCCAATAGCTATATTGTTATGGTCTTTTACTAAGATTCTGTATTCAATCATAGACCTCTTTCTAAATTAAACTCCATTGTATGCGTCCCTCCACTCCATAGTTAGTTTAGTAGCAGAAGTAGAGCCTGAATCAGCAACAAACAAGATTTCATTATCACCTGGTATCAACTCCCAGAAGAATCCCTCTAGTGCTGAATAAATACTGGTAATTCCATTGAGAATAACAGTTCTATTAGTAGTATCTATAACAACACTATCACTAGCACTTAAGGTGTAGTTGATTCTGAATTGCTTTTGTATATTGTGGTTTCTAACAGTAAATCCTGTTCCTGGTCCATCTATCTTAAACTTAACTGGTGTTAAATCACTACCACTATTAGTTACAGTAGTAGAACCACTTTGTGAACCACTCAAGTCAATAGGAACTGGTGTTGGAATAGGAGTCCCTCCGGTTATTTGCGATTCTCCCATACTAAGAGTATGAAGCTCTTGAGAATAGAACCTAAAATCCGGAGCAACGGCCTCTACAAGAAAAGCCTGAATAGTATGGTTGTATGGAGTTACAACCTTAGTTATATCAGCCTCGCATTGTAATTCTAAACCATCATAGGTTGTAAATTGAATAAGCTTCATTCTACCATTCTGTGTCATTGGTGCTAGGGCTAATCTTCTTTCTCCTAGAAAATTAGTTCCTAGAAACTCTCCAGCCCATGAAAACACTCTCCTACCAAAGCTAGAAGTTATATAGACTGCTCCCTTCTTTCCAGGAACATCTACAACAACCCCTTTAACATCTGGATATTCAAAACCCTCAAACTTATTCATTACACAATGGTCTGAATTGTCAAAAAACTCGTATGATTGGTTTGTATCTTGATCTATTACTTTTATCTTTTCCATAATTATATTGGCATTGTATTTACCTTAAATCCAAGTAGATTGGCTAGTGATTCCATATCTACCTGGTCATTTACTTGTCCAACATTCACATCTATATCTTGATTTACTACTTTCTGTGGACTGTTTCCTTTATGATAATCAAAAGAACCTTGATTGAGTAGTGGACTGATAGAAGAATTAACTACTGGTGTTATTTCTCGCTCAACAGCACTACTGACATCTCCCATAGCTTCTTCAACTAATCCTATACTATCTTCTATACCTTTAGCAATTCCAGCACCAAGATTAAAACCTATTTGCTTTTCCATGACTTTAGAAGGAGATTTTATTCCAAAGATTCTCTTCATAAAACTTAGAACATCTCCAATCCAACTTCTAATTTGGTTCTTAATCCAGTTTCCAGCATTCTTAATTCCATTCCACAAGCCTTCAACTAAGCTTCTACCGACCTTTCCTATTTCACCTATACCATTTATCAAACCAGCAACAATAGCTATAATTATTTGTGGAATCATTACAATCAATCGTGGTATAGCTGCTATTAACCCTTTACCTAACTCTATAATAATTCTAATAGCTGCTACAATTATCTGTGGTAGTAATCTGATTATAGTGCTTACAATAGATTCTATAATGAAAGGAACTTTCTCAATCAGCTTTGGTATAGCTTCTACAAGACCTTGAATTACTGCGATTAGAATTGTAATACCAGCTTCTATAAGCAGTGGTAGATTGTCTAGGATAACGTCAACAATAGTAAGGACTGTATCAACTATAGTGCTCATTAGTTGTGGTAGAGCTTGAGCTATACCCTGAATTAGTGCAATGATAAGCTGAAGAGCAACTTCTATAATTACTGGTAATAACTCTATTATTCCAGTTACAAGAGTTGTAATTATCTCAATAGCAGCATTAACTAACATTGGTAGATTTTCCTTAATCCCATTGACTAGGCTCTTCACTAGATCAACAGCTAATTTTACAATCTGTGGTAATTGCTCAACAATCTTGGCTATTATTCCAGATAAGTCTATTTTAGGTAATTGACTAACAGCAGTTACCATTCCCTCTATAATCGCTGGTATAACTTCAGATATATTTCTAAATACATTTCCAACAGCAGTTCCAAGACTATCCATTGCTTTGGACACTTCAGCAACATCTCCAGTTCCAAAGCTAGTTAAGAGATTAGTCCAGGCAGCCTTTGCTGAGCCAATAGAACCAGAGATAGTTTCAGCAGCCTCTTTTGCGGTTGTTCCGGTTATATTCTGTCTTTGCTGGACTATGTTAATTGCTTCAATATACTTATCAAACCCTACAGAGTTGATATTCTGTGCGGTTGCAGTAAAGGTTTTCCCCATGACTCCAGAATCATTGATAAGTCTGGCCATTTCACTAGCAGTTCCACCATAACCTAGTTTTAGGTTGTCCAACATTGTAAAGTTACCTTTAGCGAAACCCTGATAAGCATTAGTAATATCTTCTATATTAGTTCCAAACACATTAGCATTATCACCCATATCTCTAACCGCCATATCCGCAATTTGAGCAGCTTTTACTGTATCCCCTCCAAGAGATTGTAGCAACCTAGCTGAAAACCCTGTTACAGTATTCATATAGGTATTGGCGTCCATACCGGCAGTTTGGTATGCTTCTTTAGAGTTCTTAATAACAGTTTGGGCTGATTCTTCAAACAACTTTTCCACACCACCGGTCATCTGTTCATAGTCTGCATAGTGCTTAATAGAAGCAGTAGCAACACCAGCTATAGCAGTTCCAGCTGCTAACATAGCTGCTCCGGTAGCTTTAGCAACAGCAATTCCAGTAGACTTAACTTTCTCACCTAGTCCTTCAAACTTAGTAGAAGCCTTATCCGACTTCTTATTAAACTCTTTATCGTCTAAATCTAAATCGTAGTATATTGAACCGACTTTTGTGCTCATGATTGTTGTCTAATTTGCGTATATATTTTATTATCGCATTAACTACAAAACTTTTCCACTTAGAACCTCTCTTAGTCTTTCTCTGTCTTTCTTAATTTCTTCTTTACTAATTGGTTGTGGAGGCTCTCCAAGACTGTCTATATCTCTTAGAAACTCCCTAGCCCTGCTTGAATCCATGTAAGGAAAGGATATTATATTGGTTAAGTGTTTGTAGTCGCTACTATCTATCTTCAGACTATACTCAATCAAACAAAAGAATCTTAAACAAGGCATTTCCATTACCATTTCAAAGGTATAGCTAGGGAATCTTCTTAAGAAGTATGTGATGGCTCTAATTGTTCCTTCAACACTTTTTTTTTATCAATAGATACATTCATTCCAGCCTGTGTCATCTCATTACTCTGAACTGTCATAAGTTGAGCTACAAGATTGATTAGTCTGATTAGTTGTGGAATAGTAAGGTCTATATCCGGGTCTGTCTTAATCTCCGGGAGCACAACAGCTAGAGCGTCTAGTAGTTTGTCAAAAGTATCATCAGTATACTCGCTAGGGTCTAAATCTTGAAAATCTTCAAAGGTCTTCTGTAATCCTAACAAAGCTTTTAACTTAATAGGTTTCAACTCTAGAATCTTTCCACTAACCTTGATATTAACAGACTCTGGAAGGAGCCTATCTAGATCCTCAATCACTCTAGCCATATTGTATTGTTACTCAAATTAAGAAACAAAAGCCAAGTTAGAAGCCTCTGGAGCAGCACTATCAACCAAAGCAGTAAATACTACCTTGTAAACTCTTTCATCTTCTACTTTGTATGCAACTTCAATAGCACCAGTAGGAACAGCTTTTCTAAATGTCCAAGCTGGAGTTCCATCAAATGGAGTCATTATTAAGCTCTTTCCTGCGATTTCCCTACCAGCAGTATTACCAAAAGCAATCTTTGTAGGTTGTGTCCCTGTTGAAGTAACATCAGCAAACACTGCTTCCATGTTCTTCAATGTGGTTTCTGCTACCTCTACTTCAAGTGTAAGAGTCTTACCAATGATAGAGGCTTTTACTGGGGTGTTCCCATACTTACCTGATTTGTGAAGATGGATTTCTGGCTCGTAGTTTACTACGATACCGTTTGGAGTTGTTGCACCAATATCTACACCATCTATAGATAATGAGCCTGCTCCTATGCGAAAATCTTGTGTATTCATATTATTATGATATCCTATTTAGATATGTGTGTCAATTAAGAGGCAGGGGGTAGCTCTTCAGCTGTTTTGTTTCTATACATAAAGTCTACTGACACTTTGTATAGTTGTCTATCCGATTCATCTTTCCCCATGTCTAAAATCATACCTTCAGCAAGTGAAAAGTAAAAGTGAAAACTGTCTGTTTTGTAGTTTTGTCCCTTATGAAGAATATCTAATATCTGTGCTAGTTTGTCGTATGCTTCTACCGGGTCTGGAAACCTAGACCAAAAGTCTAGAGTTTGTCTATACACATCTATAGAAGTGTTAGGTCTAGGAGAAGGAGCATAGATTATAGCAACACACTTATCTATATCAAATGGTAGCTCTGAAATAATCATTTTAGTTCCATTACTAGCTATACCCTGTTGTTCTAAGAGAGTATATATATCTTCTGCAATTCCTTTATAGTTTGTCATACTCGTATTTTAGCTGTTTGAGATTTTATATAATGTAGTGCGTTCTTGGTTACTTCATCACCGGCTCCACCAAGATACCTTTTACCACTACCAGGTTTAGAATAGTTTCTTACCACTCTTTTACCGTCACCTCCATACTCTTGAAATCTAGCATAAGCCTTAGAGGGTCCTGATTGTCCAAACTTCACAATGAAGGATAGATCACCTTTTCTTTCATAAGTTCCTGAACCTTGAAGAAAGCTTTTCTTCTGTGGTGCTCTTATCTTAGCTAGTCTTAGAGTGTCAATAGCCATTTTCTCTAGAGCAATACTACACCCTTCTCTGTTTCTTTTAGCAAACTTCTTTAGGTTGTTAATAATCCTAGTTCTTCTCATTATGGCATTACATAAGAGGTTACACCCCCTTTGATAAAATATACTGTATTGCTATCTAGCTTTCTAGCTTTGATTATCTTGTCTACTCTCCAATACTTTCCATCAATTTCTACGATAGAACCTTCTTTAGCTTTGGTATCATGTAGAAACCATATAATAGCCTCTGAACCACTTAATTGCTCCTGAACTCCAGTAGTGTCTATATTAGTAATATACCTAAACCTCATGGGTTCTTTTACTCTTGTAGTTTCTCTCTGCTTACCATACTTATCTACAGTAGTTTCTATGATATACCCTTGTTGTGTTAGTATTCTCTTTTCTATACTGTTCATAATAGAATCTTCTTATACCCGTCTAATACTGAAATGAAGTCATTCATACTCCCTCCGAAGTTACTAGCACTTCTAGTTATATCTGCTCCGGTCATTCTCTCATAGGAGTATCCTTCAATAGACTCTTTCTTCATTCCACCATTCTCATTGGCTACAGCATTATCCAGACTAGAGCTTAGTAGATTATTAGCTACCATTTGGGTTGCAATAGAGATTATAGCCTCTGGAACTGGTCCATCACCCCATATTCCGGTAATAGCAACACTTGCTGATCTATGTGGGAACCTCATACCTCTGATAGCAATACCTTCAGCATAATCATTATTAAGTGGGTATGTAATTACTTGAGTCATGTCAGTCCAGGTTGTATAAGCTGAATCATTGTCTTCAGCTAGTATTTCTATCTTAGTAATAGAACCTACCTTAACTGATTGTGGTAAGCTTAGTTCTCTCTCTCCAAAACTATCTAGTATTAACCTTTTAGGTTGTGGTGTAGGGTCTACAGAATCTGATGGAATATCATACCACTCTCTGTTAGTATACGAATTGATATAATCTGAAACTGAAGCTATTAAACCATCAAGAATCGCTACTTCATCAGCTGTTAGTGTTCTACCTAAGCTTTTCTCTACTTTATCTCTTGCGGTGTATTTACTCATATCTTTCTTTTCTTCTTTTTAGAAATAAGTTTCCTACCATTAAGCTTGTTTTTAACTGATAGGATTGCTCTATTGATATAGTTATTTATCATACTTATATCTTACCATAAAACAAAACTCCCTGCATTACACAGGGAGCTTCAGTGCCGATACTACCTAATAGATAAGCCTAGCTAGTAGCTGCTGCTGTCTTAGCAACTGCGAAAGCCTTAGGGAATCTAACTCTTGCGTTAAGCCTTCCTACTGCTCTCATAGCTTTCATGTCTTGAGTTAATAGGTTCAATGTCTTATCGCTATCATCAGGGTCGGTTACAACACCTGTATTAAAGACTTCAATCTTCAATCCCTTTCTGATACCTAAAGTTACATATCTCAAGTCACCATATGCAAAGACTGGTTTATTTGCACCATCTTGTGGCATAACCTCAACTAATACGTAAGGTTTACCTAAGATTGTTGCTGGAATCTCTTCTGAAAGTGCTGGCTGTAATAGTGGCTTTCCTTGTAAGTCTGTTAAACCTGCTATCTTAGCAAGAACATCTCTGTTTAACCAGAACTTGTTTCCTGCACTCTCCGGAACTCCATAGATCATATCAAGTAGGTTCTGTGTAGTTAAGCTGGATACGCTAGATCCTGAAAGGTTAACAGTCTTTGTTCCTGTAACATGAAGAACACCAGCGTATTTCTTACCAGTTGTTGTTGGCTCGTTAAATACGATGTTATCCTGTTTCTTTGCAAATGCTCTAGCAAATGACTGAGTTGCGTCGTTCCATAAGTCAATAGCTGACTCTTCTTCTAGTTCATCAGTTACTGGGAGGACACCAGCCATCTTTCTCCATAGAATCTCAACTGGAGAGTATGTCATAGATGTTGAGAGTTTGACACCAGCTTCATCTGTTTCAAACAATTCAACTTCATCATTTCCAAGTAAGAGTGTTAGTTTAGCCTTGTTGGACATTCTAACATTAGCGTATTTGATAGCTACACCATATTCTGATGTAAGTCTTTCAACTTCTGCTACAAAATCGCCTGGAGGTAATAGTGCTGAATCATCAGAAGTATTCATAGCTGCTTTGTATTTGCTCATATCTCCTTGAGATAGACCAACTACATACATCTTGAATAACTCTTCTTTTGAAAGCTCCTGTTTTGTATCTACGGTGATATTGATATCCTTTTCCTTTGTGTTAATGTCTTTAACCTTAGGAGTATCTAATTCCTTGATAAGCTCTTCTTTCAAAGAAGCCATCTTGGTTTCAAACACTTCGGATATTTCTTTTGCCAAATCGCTTTCGCCTAAGACTGTAGCATATTTAGCTTTTTGTTCGTCAGTTAAGTCTGACACATGAGATTTTAGAATCTCTACCTCTTTGATGGTGAGGTCACCAACTTCTTTTTGAAGTATTTTGTTTAGTTCTTCCATATTATTATGATACTTGGTAAATAAAGTAGTGTCAAGTCCTTTAGCTTTTGCTAAAAGAAGTGCTTCAGGATTGGCTGGAATAGGGACTGCACTATACTCTAATAACTCACTAGCAGTATACACATTTCCTTCTTCTTCTAAAGGAATAAATCCAATAGAAAATGCATTCATAAATCCTCCCTTGTATAACTCAAACACCTCTTTAGCTAATTCTGAAATATCTGTAGCAAACTCCATGACTGCTCTCAAAACAGATTTACCCTTGATCTTCTCTTTCTTCAACTCAAGAGTTTTGGCTATTGGTGGTAAGGAATAATCGTGCGCCCAAAGGACAACAGGGTTTTTAAGGTAGTTGTCTATTTCAATTCCTTGAATATCTACAACTTCCCCATGTCTATCTAAGCTGTTAGTTGATACTATCGCCTCTAGCTTATTTTCGCCTAGTTCTTTAACTTTGGCGTTAACTTGAATATATTGTTTTTTCATATACTTATATGTTAACAGAATTAGAAACTCCTATCAATAGACAGGTGTAATAGTGCACTCACAATTTGGGTGGAGAGGTGGAACATCTATATTGTCATAATGAACTGGCATAACATGACCATGTTCGTCTTCTATCTGCTCTCCTAGAACCTTGTAATACTCATTTAGACCTATGATTTTACCTTCCAACTCTTTACAGAAATCACAACAACCTGGATTGGTTATCCATTGCTGACCTTTAACTACATGGCTTTGCCTGTATGTTTCTAGTGCTGATTTGTTGCTTAAGTAGATTGTTTCTGTTCTAGCAACTAATTCTGCTCTAGTTGTAGTTATATCTTTATATACCTTCTTTAGTCGCTCTTTAAGTTCAGCTAGACTATCTCCATTAGTATATCCTTCAGATAGAGAGGAGATAATAGATTCTTCTAAAGTCCTTCCTACACTCTCTGACCATCTAGTAATCCTCTCGGTTAAAATGTTACCTATTTCATCTGTTATTTCTAGTTCATCTTCACTCCCTACTAAATCGGCTGCTGGTTTTGATTGAGCTTTCATAATTTCAATAGTAAAAGGTAGCAATATCTTCAGAATACTCTTTCTAAACTTTTCTATGTCTGGAATCCATTGCTCAACACCTTTCTTCTTCCAACCCTTTCCAGAGTTAAGCTCTAAAGTTTCTTTCTCTAGTTTCTTCAGCTCTTTGACTAACAACGCTTTGTATTTCTTACTCCAGGCTGGAACTTGACTATACAACTCTATTCTAAATATCTCGGCTTGACCTTTCCCTAGTGTCTTTGGCTCATCTTCTTTTGTTACCTCTTTGTTACCCTTTTTGTTACCTTTCTTCTTCTCAAACCTTTTATCCTCTACCTCCTCTTCTTCATCTTCTTCAGGTGCTGGTTCTTCTGTTGGTTCTTCACTTGGTGTTTCCGGTGCACTTGGTTCTTCTGGTGTATCTTCTGGTTTGTCCTCTGGTATCTCTTCTTCTGGAACGTCCCCTATGGTTGGAACCATTCCAATAGACATGTAGAGATAATCTCCTCCCTTAAGTGGCTCTAACCCCATTTCGCCTCTGATATCATTAGTTGTAAGCCACTTGTTATACCCAACTTCATATGACTCTTGCTTTTCTTTCTCACTAACAGAATATAGATCGTCATAATCTAGAAACACATCTTTTCCATAGGTTGGCTCCATAAAGAAAGCGTTGAAGTGGTCTAGGAATCTATCTATCTTTGGAGCTATGATATTCATATTGAAAACATCTCTATTCTCTTTAGCATTACTTCTATTAACATCATCAGTAATACCTAACATAGTTTTAGACATTTTCCACATAATCATAATGTCATCTCTAGAAAGAGCCTTGAGGTCTTTAAGTGCTACACCATCTAATTCCATTCCTAGTTTCTGATAATGTAGTCCATCTATATCCTTAAGCAAAAGTGTCTTACCAGCATTGTCTGTTCCGGAATACTCGTCCTTGAACTTTCTCTTGATAGCCTCCCATTGTGCTTCATTGATGGTTCCCTTAATTCCTAAAATACCAGAAGGTCTACCAGCATTGTAAATTGAGTTTTTAGTCCAGTCTGAAGCAAAGTCCTCTGTTTGAATATATGTTCTAGCTGCTTCTATAACTCCCATTCCACGATAAGGATTGGTAGGATTAGGGAGTTTGAAGTGAAGTATCTCATCGGTATCAAAAGGGATTTTACTCCCATCAGCCTTCTTCATAACATACCCATTAACCAACCCCCTAGGGTCATCAGTGTTTATAGAAACTTCCATTAAATCAGGCCTAAGCAAGTATATCTCTCTTACCTTGTTAGTTTTCTTACCTTTAGCTAAATACCAGAAAGATTCACCAACTAATTCCATGTAGGTAAAATGACCCTCTAGGAATTGGAATTGTGACATAATAGGATTAGGTTTTCTTAACAACTGAAGAGCTTCGTGGTTATTTACCTCAATTACCCCTTTAGAAGTTTGTCTATATGTTCTGTAGTTAGCCTTAGCAGCATTTTCAGCTATAGATGTTACTATTGGGTATACATATCTTTTATACTGCTTGAGGAAATCATATCTGCTCCACTTACCGGGATATAACCAATTAAACAACCCCATACTTGGATTAGATACAGAATTACCTAAGAAGAACTTGGCGATACCTATGCGGGCATCATTTACAATTTGCTTAATGTTCATAATAATATAATACAATTAAACGAAGGCATAATCAAACTCTCTTTTCTTGATTAACCTCCACGCCATTTCTAAAGTATCCAATACATCTAGGCTTTCTGTTTTAGGATAGTCTTGCATTTCATTCCACAATTCACCCTCTCCACTAAACTCTATTTGGGCAGTATTGATTATTGGTTCCATACTCTCTATTCTTTCTGTTTTACTCCTACTCTGCTGAATACCCTCAAAAGGAATATACTTTCCTGATTGTTGGCTTTTAGTTTCTATTGTATCTAGAAAATACTTCTGAAATTGAATAGCTTCTATTCCAAACCTTGTAAACTCATAGGGGAGATTAAAGACTGTTTGAATAGCTTCTTCTGGTTTGAGTTGCTTACCTAGATTATATACTTCATATACCTTTCCGGTTGTGGTATCTCTACCTAATACTACTATTCCTACTAGAGAACCTTTTTTAGCTTCTCCTAGTGCTGGGTCTAGTGCTCCATAATACTCCATAGGAATTACTTTATTTTCACTATCCCTTTGTGTAGGAATAACCTTATACTTAACCGGTTTGAAGTAAGAAAACTCATTTTCTTCAGGAAATCTAACTAGCATGTATCTTTTCCAGTCCTTTCTAGTCATTCCAGCTTTCTTTCTTCTTAAACTAGACTTCTTCACTCTACCTTCTTTGATTGCTTGGTTTAGAGATATTCTAACTTTCTTGTAGTCTGGATTATGATATGCACTTTCAAACACACTACCCTCTATACAGTTTCCATTCTGAATAAGCTTACCCCAACCATTATCATCTTCTGGCATTCTTACAATCTTTGAATACTGCTCTTTAGAAGTTATTAGTCCGGCTTCTTCTAAAATAGTAACATCACCACCCTCACCTACTACTCCTTCACCTTCTTTAGACACACTCCTACTATCAACACTTGTTACATACACCCAACCACCATTAGACCATCGCAGAGCATTCTTGCTTACTTGAATCTTCAGCTTTTCTACCATTGCTTGGTTCTCTACATTGATTAAGCCTCTGTATAGATCCTCATGGTCGCCAATATGTTGAGTTATATACTCCATAATCTTTTTTGCTTTCTCCATAGACCCGGCGACAATAGGAACTTTTAGATGATAGAAAACTACTAAGATAATAACTCCAATAGCAACCACTTCAGATTTACCATATCTACTTGGTGCTGATATCCACACATTCTTATACTTAGGATTGAGAATAGACTCTAATATACAGGCTTGACCAAAAGTTATCTGATATGGCTCTCCTCTTCTGTTCTTAAAGTAAGAACTAACTAATGTGGAAAGAAACCTAAACTTCTTATCACTTAGTGTCAGTTGTGGGTATTGAATCGTCTTCTTCTCCAAGTATCTTACCTAACATATTAGCTATCTCTGTTGTGGGTAGTATCTCTTTGTCATTTGTAGTTATATCTACCTTAGTTTTGAAATCCATATACTTCTTCTGCATAGCCTCCCAATATCTAAAGTCTTTAGGTGCTCTTTGCATACCCATTTTATCTAATCTAGCCTCCTCTGCTTTCATGAGTTTAGTCCAGTATACTTTCTTCCATTCCTTATACTCTTCAGTCCGTGAATACTCGTCTGGATTATCCCAAGCATATACCATTCTTCTAATTGACTCTGCTTGTGGTATTCTTTCCGGGCTCACACCATCTTCAGCCATTAACTCAACAGCTTTCTGTGCTGCTTTAGCATAATCTGCTGACACATAGGGGTCTGCATAGGCTCTCCAAAAATATAACATTGCTAAGGTTGGTTTGAAGGGTTTTCTGTTTTCGTGATTTTCCTGTGATTGTTTTTTACTCATTTCTTCACTCATAGTTTTACCATACTTACTTTATTCTCTCTTATAGTATAACAAGTTTTACACCTGGAGTTGTATACCTCTGGTCGCAGGGTTGTTAGTTCGTTGTTTATTACATTACAATCATAGGAGAAGTCATCAATATCTTTACTGTTGAGTAGTAGATATATTTCTTCACCACAACCACATGGACACTTATGGACTGAATCCTTACCGTCTTCTGACAGGTAGAACACTCCTTCTTTTATCTCTGCTGGTCTTGGTAGGTTTTTAACTCTTTGTAGTTTGTATGTCTTTCTCATTGTCTTTGAATAATTGTAAATAAATCTGGTGTGCTACATTAGCCATCATCACCGGTGGAACACTCATACCTACTATATACCTAACATCTTGGTTTAGAAAATTATAGTCTAGTGGAAAAGAACTAGCTAGTTTCAATTCAGTATCGGATAGCTTTCTAGGTTTATGAAATAGTATGTTGTTATCATTAGCTATTATCGTAGGAACTGGTCTAGTTTTATATATTAACCCAGTAGTATATCTATTTCCCTTTTGACCATTCCTTACTAAGATTTGTGCTAGTTTAGAATCTCCATACTCTCTCTTATACCAGGCTTCTAACTCAAACTCTGACATAGGTCTAGAACCATCTTCATCTGTTTCTATTTTACTGAAAGGTATTACTGGTTGGTTAAAGTGTAGGTTAAGTTTAGGTAGATTTAGGTCTTTTCTTCTACCAACAAAGAACACTCTACCTCTACTTTGTGGAACTCCCATATTCCTAGCGTTTAGTAAGAATATATCAGTATCATACCCTATTTCATCTAATCTCTTTACAATCTCTAGAGTGTATAGCTTAGCATTACCACTTATTATTCCTTTTACATTTTCAGCGACAACTACTTTTGGTTGTAATCTTTCTACAACATCAATGAACTCAAAGAATAGGTCTGATAGAACTTGTTTAGATTGTCCTTCTCTAAACTTCTTCTTAACTTTCCATGCTTTCTCTCTTAGTCCAGCAGCTGAAAAGGTAGAACAAGGAGGAGAACCATCTAAGATATCTAAATTGAATAACTTATCTGGTAGATCGATCGTCTTTAGTTCTGAAATACTCCCTAAGTGATAGAACTCTGGCTTATGATTGACTGTATAGATCGCCTGCATTTTAGGGTCTATATCATTAGCACCAACTACATTATATCCAGCTAGTTTATACCCCATTGAACTACCCCCTCCACAAGAAAATGTAGAAAATACTGTTAAGCCATGCTTATCAATACCATCTACTTCATAATTATCTTTTAGATACCATTTGTAGTTAAACATCTGGATAATTATCTAATAAAATCATAAGACACTCTTCTTCCGTATCTACTCCATTAACTTCTTTTATCCTTGCTAGTTTAGATATAACTTCAAAGTATTCTTTCTTTGGAAACTTGAAGATGATGGAACCTGTATCAGAAATAGTAGAAATATCTACACCAGCCTCTGGAACTTCTTCCATATCCACAGAGTCTATATAACCTAGTGCGTCCATAGCTTCAGCATACTCATCAGCTAGAATAGAAATATCGTCTTCTCCACTATGTCTATTGTCAAGAATGGTTATCTGTTGCTTTTCTAGTTTGGTAAGTGTTCTATCTGGAACAGACACATTAACCTCATATTCTTCTCCATACTTTTCTAGTAATACTTGATATCTCTGGTTACCAGCTAGAATTACATTTTCATCATCAATAATAAATGGGGAAAAGTTACCAAAACCCTCTAGATTCTTCTCTAGTTTCTCTTTATTAGTATCTGTAATAGTTCTAGGGTTAGTATCAAGTAGCTTAAGTTCTTTTAGCTTCTTTTTGACTACAGTCCATTGTATCTTTGACACGGAGCAGTTAGTAATAACTTAATTGGTAGGGATTCTAATTCCCTCTGCTTTTAACCTTTGCATGTCTGCATAATCTTCTTCATTATACACTATTGTTTCCCAGATATCACTTCCTTTAGGCTTAAAATGCACTATTTGTTCAGTCTTTAGGTATCCTGGAACAAGAGTCCAATCCTGCCCAAAATGAGTAACAGCAACTTCCCAATCATGTAGAACTTTATGACCATGTTCTGATAGCCTATATCCAAACTCAACATCAGGACCAAGTGAAAAGTATTTCTTCTCTGGAATTGACAGATACTTTCTGAATAAATCTGTTTTAGCAACAAAACAATACCAACCTACACCTTGAACCTCACTTACTCCCTCATACTTTTCTGCTTCATTGTATAAGACATAAGGAATACCGTCTTTCTTAAGCACTTTCCAAGCAGGACATATCTTTGCACCCCAACGCCCAATGATATTACCTTGCACAAAATCAGCTTTCTCTTTAGACATTCTTTCAAGTAGTCTTGGATAAGCTCGAGCTATTGGTAATGAGTCATCTTCTGAGCCTAAGATTATATCTGCTCTTACCTCTGTTAGTAGTAAATACCAATTATCTACAATCCTCTTTCTCCTCATTCCAACATGAGAGTTTTCCGGGAGCTTTGGCTGATTAGTATAGATCAATTTTACTCCGGTAAACCTACTGTCCTTTTCAAAGTAATTGTATATCTTTTCTCTAGCTTTCTTAGTTTTAGTATCTACAACTACAACAGCTTCAGTATTAACTGGTATGAATAAATCCTTTAGAGTATGAAAATAAGAATCTATAGCCCAATCTCTAGAAATCATAAGTGTAAAAGAATAACTAGGGTTTTCTGCCTCTCTAATAACAGCCTTAGTTGTTTCTCTAACATTACCAGCTCTACAAGGGTGTTGAGATAGTTCTATATCTGTATTATATACTGCATTCTCATCTGCAAAGTGCCACTCTAAAGGGTTTCTTCTATTAAGAAAGGTTACCTTATCCACAGCCCTACTAGCATTTGAAGAATCTCTAAAGTTGAACATTTTGATTGGTGTGTCAATATGTTTATACTTCAAGTTCATATGTTGGTCTGAAGTTATGAACTCCTTATCCACATATATCCAATGGTGTCTACCTCCAAAGTGTAATCCTTCTCTCCACTTAATCAATCTTGCAGTTTTGTATGGCTTGTCATAGAGATTAGATATAGTCCATACCCAGCCTACATCTGCGTTCATATGTTCTCTAATTACTTCAGGATTGAGAATATATTCATCACCGTCAAGCCTTAAAAAATAATCACCTTCTTTTCCACCAGCAAACATAGCAGTTCTTTTATCTATCTGGCTTTTCCATGCTTCTTTAGGAACTATTAGCTTAACTTTAGACTGTGGATATTCAGATATAATCTGTAACATTCCATCAGTTGAATATGGTTTCTCATGGGGATAGTCTGCATAAGCTCCATCATAAACCCTAACTTCATCAGCAACATCTATAACAGAATCTATACACTTCTTAATTAACTTAGCTTCATTGAACGCATTTATTACTACTATTAGTCTACTCATAGGTTAATCCTTTTGAAAAGTTAATCTACCGTCATGTAATCTTAAATAATACAAAGGTAGTGGAATATGACCAAAAGACACTTTTCTACTCTTAATCATATCTAACAACCAATACCAGTCTTCAGCTTTCTTAATATCTTCTCTAAACTTAAACTGTTTTAGCTTTGTTCTAAATATACCTGTAGGGAAATTGATATTATCATACAAACCATCTTCATTAGTATATTTGGTTGTGTCAATAGGTCTTACTGTTTCTCTCTTGTATGGATTTTGTCCATCTTTGAAAGGAGTTAAATAGGAGAAACACATATCTTTACCAGTAGTTCTGATATAGTTCAACATAATCTGTAATCTTTCCGGGTCTGAAATATCGTCGCTATCTTGCCACATACAAAACTCTGCACTAGCCTGTTTAAGCAATGTATTCCTACCATGCCCAACACCCTTGTTCTCTTTAGACTGAATATAGAAGATATTAGGATACTTATCACAATAATCTCCAACTAGATAGTATGTATTATCAGTAGAGCCATCATCATATATAAGTAATCGCCAGTTCTTATATGTCTGGTTAATAATACTGTTAATGCTATCTCTAAGAAATCTTTCTCTGTTGAAAGTAGGTAGTAGAATATCTACTAAGGGTTCTTCATTGTCCAAAATCATCTTTAATACAGATGGTTAATTTATGTATAATCTTCTGACACTCCTCGTTACTTACTTTCTTTTTAATCTGCTCTAGATACTTAACTACCTCTTCTATTGTATCCCTTCTAGTTTCCTGTTTTACCAGTTCTATATAATCTTTCTTAACAGAGTTGCTATTGTATAGCTTCCCTTGAATATAGAGCAGTTTCATTAGTATCAAATTATCATAATCTTTATATAATATCAAGTCTATTTGTTAATAATCCATTTACTTGGTAGACTTTTCTTCTGCTTAATTTTCCACTTCTCTC